ATTAATTGTCTTGGGCTGTTCATCTACTAAAGTAAAACCACGCCTTAAAAGCTGTTCAACCTTACTGCTTGAAACACCCACGATTTGCCCAGAAGGATTACGTAAAAACATATTCTGTTATTCCTTAATTATACACAAAACACCCCACTTTTGAAAGTAGGGTGTTCTGCTTTATTCAGTTGTTAGTACCTTACGCATCTACTGCGGGTTGGTGTGAGATAGCAACCATTAATTCAGGTCTAATGGTCTTAATTCCGTAAAGGATATCAAGCGTACATTGTAAACCTAAACCAGACTTATCGTATCCGATAGTGCTTCTGATAGCCAAGCCACTCTCTGCGTCTTGAACAGTCATTTGGCTTACGCCATTTCCGTTACCCCAATCAGGTAATGGTCTAACTGCCAGAACAAGTGCATCGCTACCATATACAAACGGATAGTAAGTATCAGGTGACGTATCTGTGTCAACACCTACAACTTGTGATTCAAACAAGTTGATACCTGCTAATTTAGTAACTGAAGCGTCCAAAAGGGGCTTATTGTTACCAAACTGACTTGCGTCTTCAATTCCTGACTCGTTCAATATTTCCTCAACTGCGTACTCGTCAAGCTGTACGAACATAGGTGCGAACTTGGGTAACTTGTTGGTTACCAATTCACGTCTTGCTCTAACTAACGCTTCTTTCCAACCGTCAAAAGACGATAGGGCTATCGTAGTACCAGCATTTTCGTACTCATCTGCAATGTCCTGCTCAACTTCTTCCGCTATTACTGCTACTGCGTCCCTAATGTAACTTTCTAGTACGTTAGGAATGGTAACGGCTTTAGCAACGTCCTCAATTAAGAATGTAACCTCTTTGTGTTTATTTAACACAAGTTGCACTACATCGTCATCAGGGGCTTGAACTGTAACATTTTCTTTAGCTGTTTTGTCGTTAACGGATAGTGTACCTCTTACTGGAATATCTAACGTAGTACCTCTGCTTGCGTAGTCGCCAGAATAATCTTTCCTAACGGTTCTTGCAAGGTTTAGGTACTTTCTTAAATAATCAAGTCCCTCGTTTGCTGACCTAACCATTATTTCAGGTATATGATTAGCAAGTTCGGTCTGTCCTACTGCTGTATAATCTGCCATATTATTTTTTCACCACCTTTCAACTTGGTGAGTCGTTAGGTGGTTTAACACCCAACTTACTCGTTAAAATTAATTCGTCCTTCTTTTTTTGCCTTTTCAATTTCTTCCTTATGCTCGGTATACCATTTGTTGTCCCTTGACTGTTTTTCTATTTCTGACCACTTCCAAAACTGTGCTTTACTGCCTGTGTCAGCCGTGTTTGGTGTACCGATATTCTTTTTATCGGGTTCAGCGAGTAAGTATGGTTTTGCAGTTAATAGTTCTGTAACTATTTGGTTGGCGTTTGCTATGTTGCCCTCTGCATCTAATTGTATAGTGTTTAGGTCAACCAAGCGTACAACGTCATCAAGGGCTTCCTTACGTACGCCCTGTGCAACTGCTTGTGAAATAACAGCTTGTCTTTTCGTCTGATTAGCGATTTGCTCTTTCAAGCTCTCGTTTTCAGCTTGGTACTTGTCGGCAAGTTCCTTAAACGCTTCTTTTTCTTTTAACTTATCTTCTTCGGCTTTGGCTTGGTCTGCTCGTAGCTTTTCAAGTTCCTTTGCCTTTGTAGTTAAGTCCTTAAAGCGTGGGTGCTTAAACGCAAGTTCCCATTGTTCATCTGTTAATTCTACTTCTTCGCTTTTAGATTGACCCTTCGGTTCTTTAACGTCTTCCGTAGACGGGGTTGTTTCTTTTTTATCTTCCATTTTCAAATCACCACCTTTCACTTTTTATCGAGGTCGTGTCCTCGTAAGTAGTTACTATATATATATTATATCCTTAATTGGTCGGGTAATGCAACAGCCGTGTCAATTAGTTCTTTATGATATGGCAATAACCTGTGTTTACAATTAGGGTGGAATAACCCGCCCATTTCAGCTTCGCTTACTGTTGTGTAGCCCTGTGTAGCACCAGTCATAGACAATACTTGCCCGTCATACGGCTTACATAAATCACACCCACCACCGTGACTACTAACCTGTACTAATTCATACCCTTCCATTTTCAAGCGGGTAGTCATAGCTAAATTAGTTACCTCACGTGTGCGTGTACGTGCCAACATTTCTGCATACACATCTAACTTCCACTCCCTACCGCCCTTATCAACAATAGCTGTAAAGTCTTTTGCCAAGTCGTTTATTATTCTGTCCTTTAGTTCTTTTAACGTAGTGTCCTGTAACCTGTCTTCAATAAATATAGTTTCCAACCGTGCCTTACGTACATCGGTCATTACTTTTTGTGTGGAATTAAAGACACCCCGTAACGCCTCGCCGTAGTCGTTCAGGGTGTCGCTTATTATTGCATTTAGTTCTATTATTTGGTGTTCGGATAACTTACCTGTAGCGGTTAACCCAGCACTACGCATAGCGTTAGTTACTTCTAATTGGCTACTGGTGTAGTGCCAACGTAGTTCTTTTTCTATTAATGGGTATGCTTTGGCTTCGGTGCGTCTAATTAGTTCTGCAACACCTACCATAGCTGTGGGTATATCTACGTCACGGCGTGTCACAAAAGCAGTTACAATTAATGCTTGGATATTGCCAGATAGCTTACTAAATAAACCAGCTATTTTTTTTGTAGCTTCTTCTATTGATTTCCTTGATGCCATATTTACTCCTCATCATTGGGTTGTAACTTATCAATGATAGATGTAAAACTGGCACGGTGTTTTTCTATTTCCTCAACTTCCTGTTCGGCTTCTGCGTCGTCATAACCGTCTAACAACATAATGGCTGACTTCTTGCTTAATATACCTGCGTCAACCCTCTTAATTATTGTTTCAGTTTCTTCTACAATGTCGTTAACTATACCATCACTAAATACTACGTTAATTGGCTCTACTTCCTTACAGGTTATCTTTTTACCCATATAGGTAATGCCAACACCTTTATTTTTAACTGATAGTTCCTGTGCTATTTCAAATACTTCCTTTAATGCTTGTTCGTAATATCTTTTCTTGCGTTCAGCTTTGGCAATAGTTCTAATAAGTCGCATTTTTAACGCCCTACCAGACTGTACTGCACCGTCCTTGCCCATACCTAATACGTCTGGGCTTACTTCTGATGACATAAACAGGAATTCCATCATCTTTTCTATTTCTTTGAAAGCATTGTCCAAACTGGCGTTCCAAACAATGTATTGTGGTACTTCACCGTCATCACCCAACTCAACCATTTGTAGGGCTTCCTTTTTAACCCTGCCGTCTTCGTCCAACACCCCGTCAGGCACGGCAAGTATTGGGTCGCTGTGCTTATCTAATATGTTGGCTGTCTTGGTTAAACGGTTATTTAACTCAAATTGCAACGATTCAAAATCAATGAAATCAGACACACCCCAAAAGTCCTTACTACCCCTGTAACGCATATTGGGTACAAACACTAATAACGACCTGTCAATGTTCGTTTCAACTAACGGCTCGTAATTAGTACCGTATTGGGCATTGTATGCTTTAACGTCTACTTCTTGGTCTATTATGTTTTCACCCTTAACTACAAATATCTTGGTTTCTACCTTACCTGCTGTGTGTATTTCCCTTACTAAAAACCTTGCTTCTTCGCCCTGTTCAGTTTGGTATAAATCAATCCACGCCAACTCTTGTACGTCTGGTGTTTTACGTGGGTTTCTACCGTTAACTTCTGGGAAATAAATAGCGGGGTCTGTGTCTTCAATAATTATTTCGTTATCTTCAACACGTACCTTAAATAAGGCGTCACCTAAAGCGGAATTACTAATTGCTGATTCCAATAACTGTGTGCCTAGCTTGTTGTTATAAACCAGCCCGTCAACAAAGTCTTGGTTTTTGTCAGCAGTAAATGAAACATCTTCACCAAACAACATATCTGCACTTACTTTGGCAACAAGTGCATTAAAATTAGCCACGATGTATCGTAGCTTGTTATATCGTTCAGAAAAGGCACTTTCACCTTGTATGGCAAATGCCTCAAAATGTTTACCCTCTAACAGTTTTTCGTTTACTTCGTAGGTATGTAACCTACTTGTTTCCGACTCGTACGGAAATTGTTTTGCACCTTTGAATGGCATATATATAATTATATCACTTAGAACGGTTTAATAGTATATGCTTTAGCTTTTTTAGGCTTGTTCATATACGAGTGAACCGCATAGCGTAAACTATCTACAAAGTCGTCCCTTATTTTAACTGGCTCGTCAAGAACACGGTCGTCCTTTGTTTTCCAGCTATAAGACTTCAATTCTTTTAAGGCGTTGGTTGACGCTTTATCAACAAACAACCGCCTACTTTTTATAGTATCTATTCCTTTCTTTACGTCCTTGTCTGCGGGGTATACGTTATACCCAGCTTTCTTTATTTCTTCTATACGTTGTGGCTCGGCACTATCTGCAAACATATATGTGTTTTTGTCTATTCCTATATCGTTCATTTTTTTAATAAGGTCTTGGTTGGTTATGTAGCTTTCGTAAATAACTTCCTGTGTATACACATCGTCATCTTTTAACACAACCCTTGTTAGTGCTGTAGGGTGATTCCAGCCAAAGTCCAAACCATAAACCATTTCACCCTCTGGTAAGCTGTCAATTAGTTCCCACCTTGTGTAAATCCTAACACTACTTACACCACGTTGCCCCAGCCCGTAAATGTTCCAGTAATTGGGGTCAAGTTCCCTAAAGTGTTCTATTTCCTTTACTACTTCCTTTGGCAAAAAGGGGTTATCCCTATACGTACTTACTATTAACCTTGCATCTTTCCTTGTAAGCACGTCGTCGTAAATCCAATGGAACTCGTCACTTGGGTTAAAGTCCATAAACAACTGTTTGTTAGTACGCATATTTAACTGTCTAAACGATTCCTGCGACAGTTCGTTAGCTTCGTTTATCCAAAGGTAATCCCTACGCCTACTACGTACTTTCTGCGGTTCGTCTAACCCAAAGAACTCTATTTCGTTACCGTGTAGGTTATAAATGTTTTCTGTTTTGTTGTGGTTGTCTTCCGTGTATACGTTTAGCCCTTGCAGTATATTAAAGAAGTCCCGCATAGCAGTAGCCCTTAACGTAGGCATTGACTTACGCACTACGCTAAACACCTTACCTTGTGTTTGCTGTGCTTTAACTATAAATAATTGTGCGAGTGAGTATGATTTTGAACTACCAGTACCACCTTGATTAACTATAAACCTTTCGGTGGCTTTGTAGTTTTCATTAAATACCCTCGTCGCTTTCAGATTCAGTTCCATTTACTATTTCCACCTTTATACCTGTAATTAAATCACCCTCGTGTTTCATTGTTTGTACTGCTTTACCCTCGCTACGGTCGGCTATTTCTTGGAACTCTTTTAGGTCTTTCTTGGCGTTAATAATACGGGTAAAAGCCAAGTCACTTGCTACAGTTCTGGTATCACGTGGGTTATCGTCTTGCCAACTTTCTAATTGGGCAACTGTCATTTCCTTAAATTGCCTATACCAATAGGCAAACGATTCTGCATTTTTAGGTCTACCACCTGCGTTTATGTTTTGTGGGTTATCACCAAAACCGCCCTTACCGTCTGGGTTTCTATTCATATCGTTGACTTGTTCTGTAGTCTTTTCTTCGTTCATAAAAGTGTCCTATCTAACTCGTGGTAACCCCAATGTTTACCTAAATTATCAGCCAAAAGGTCTATCTTATCCCAACTACCGTCACACGTGCCTACATCTACCCACGCTTCTTTATTCTCTGGGTAGGTGTGTATTATTATATGGCTTTCGCTTATTAAAACCACACCACTAAACCCTTGTGGATAAAAGTTATGTTTTGCCATACCTACTATGTGTAACCCAGCATCACTTACACTTTGTAATATGTTATTCCAAACCATATCGTTATTGGTAAAGTCGCCGTTTAATATTAATGTTTTACGATTTATATTCAGTTGCATATTTTATTTCAGGATAGATTTCATTTATCTTATCCATATTGCCCTTAAAAAACACAAGTACGTTTTGGTGTACCTTTGCCACCTTACGGGATACCATATATCTTCTAGCCCTAAAAGGTGCTGTGCCTAATGGCGTTGCTAATATAATATCATTATACAGTTTTAGCCCGTTTTTTTCCATTATGCGTATAGTATCACCTACTAAATCAAGGTACGCCCCGTCTTTTCTTACATTGGATATTACTATTACTGCAAACCTGTCTTGTTTTAATGCCTTTGTACTATCCCCTAACGCCTTACCAAGTATTTTTAGGTACTCTGTGTAACTGGCTTGGTTACTGGCGTCGTTTTCAAGTTCCGAATATACCTCTAAATCAAAGTATGGTGGGCAACTAAATAACAAGTCTTGGCTTTCTTCTTTTATGTATTTTAGTACGTTTTGTCCGTCATCACAAA